TTACCTACTTGCTCTAATAGAAACTCCTTATTACTATTATCATAATTACAAGATTTAATTATTAAGTTTTCATCTAGGTAGTAAAATTTATCTGCTCTAGAGTTTTTCATTCTATTAATAAAATCTTCCCCTCGTTTATTTCTATCTAAGATAATATACAAATCTTTCTGAGCATCTCTATAGGTTGAATAAATTCTAGTATTACTACTATTTCCAAAAGAAGTAGGATAGTCTGTAGTAGAGTATATTCTAGGATTCTCCTCATCTAATAATATATAATAGTATACCTTCACTAAATTTTCTTCTTCTAATCTATAGCCACTCTCATTTAGTAAGTTGATTATAAGTGAGTGTTCATTTGAGTCACTACTTATTATTATCCAGTTCTTATAATCGAGTCTACTAAATTTTCCTTTCTTAATTTCAAAAGACTCTGATGTTAATTTAGCTTGATAATAAATAAAATTTTTATCAATACTATCAAGAACAATAATAAGATTCTTATGTTCAACAGACTCTATTATACTACCCCGTCTAAAGTTATCCATTGTAACAAGATCACCTACAGTATGTGAGCTAGAGAATCCTAAATTATGTTTGAGTAACAATTCATTAACTCTTTTTATCTCTTCTGCATTACAAGGTTCCCAGCTATTTCCTACCACGTACTGATCAATGCAATAATCTTCTTCTTCACTTAGGTCTATAATTCTTGTAATATCTCTATCAAACATCTTATAGTACCAAGGAAAGTTATCAGAATAACAAAACCTACCCTTTGATATTATTACGTAATCTTTACTTTTATAATATTTTCCGTCTTCTAAAAAACATCCATTCATTTTATTTATTTTTTCTCCACTTATAAGGAAAAAGAAAAGTGAGATAGAGAATTATATCCCTACCCCACTCAATATTTTTAAATACTACTATAGAACTTTTTTATCTTTTCTATAATATTATTTCTATCCTCTAAGTTCTCTACAAAATCTATATTATCCGCATCTATTACTAGTTTTGGACAATCACAGTAAGAATCAAAAACCTCTCTATAATATTCACCTAAGTTCTTCCAATACTCTAAGTCAACATTAAGCTCATAGTCTCTGCCACGTTTATTTATCTTTTTCATAATAGATTCAATACTATTAGATCTAAGATAAATTAAGGCAGTAGGTTTTGGGCTAAATTCTTGCATACTACCTACCAGCTCTAAGTAGGTGTTATACTCTTGCAATGTCATCTTATTCTCCCTTTCGGCTAATAATCTTGCAAATATCGAATCACCTAAGATGCTGCGATCTAATATGCAATCTCTGCCCATACTTCCTGCCTGACATATAGCTTTAAATCTTTGAGTCAGAAAATAGATCTGTGTTGCAAATGACCACCTATTTGGATCTTTATAGAAATCAGATAAGAAAGGATTATCAACAACTGGCTCCTCAAATAATGAAAAACCTAATTCCTCACTTAATATTCTAGATAATGTTGTCTTACCCACTCCTACAACTCCCTCAACAAGAATTATGTTATTTTTCATATAATATAACTTTGCCCTGCTTAATTGATTCCTTTATATCGATTACTCTCTGATTCTCACTTCCCACCCAAGGCTTAAGAGGAGATTTCTTAGATTCAATATACAAACCATCACATAAGACATCAATGTAGTCTAAGATTTCTAATTTCTCATCTGCATCTTGCTTTATTTGATCTATTGTATACCCTGTGTAAACCCATATTGTCTTGTTTGGTAAGTTAGTCTTTAGTCTCTTAACAAGCTCTAAGACATCTTTTTTATTCCAAACAGACATAGGATCTCCACCACTAAGAGTAACCCCAGCTATATAATGTTTCCTGAGATTCTTTAGTAATTCTTGGTAATCATCCTCTTCAAATTCGTGTGCTTGATCTACATCAGGGTCCCAAGTAAATTGATTAAAACAACCTGGACAATGATGAGTACAGCCCGAAAAGAATAATACCTCTCTAAGACCTGTTCCATTTAATAAATCAGCATGGTAAGTCTCTATTATTTTCATCTATTTTATTTCCTCTCTAATTTTTTTACATATTAACTCTTTCACCAATCTCTTTCATCTTGCCCTCATTAAATCTGACATCACCTGTTCTAGTTCTTGTATAGCTTAAGTAACCGTTCCAAGGTTTTTTATATTTTTCAATATAATTTAGACTATATAATTTTTCACTTACTATAGTCGTTGAATCAGTTTATATTACTGACTGCTGATTTAGTAGGATTTTTCTACTAGTTCCAGCAATTAAAAGTGTTTTCTATGACCAACCTATATCGATCAAAGGCACAAACTATTTTATGCGTCTTACTTTTACTATATCAGAACTACCACAAACAGGACATGTACCATTATCTATCTTATCATCACCTATAAAATGATGACCACAATCTACACAATAGTCGGCTTGATGATTAACTCCTAGATATAAACCCTTAGACATACCATACCTAATCAAAGATTTAATACCCTCTGTGTTATCAAGTGAGTTAATTTTAATATGTGAAATTTTACCTCCATTTGAGAAATTCCAGAACTTAGATTCGGCATTCATCTTCTCAATTGGATTAATATCTTCTCTAACATTTAAGTGGAAACTGTTTGTTAAGTAACCACCCTTCGTAATTATACCTT